TCAAACGGCTTTATTGATTGCCGGAAATGGGATTGGCGACGGGTAGGCGGTTAGATCTACATTCTTGCGTCCATGATAATAAATTTCCATCGTGGCATCGTCCGCCTGTCCCGTAATGGCCTGAATATCCTTGTCTTCAATTCCGGAATCCTTGGCCAATGTAACAAAGGTATGACGGATGGAGTGAAAGCCGTATTCTTCGCCTTTGATATCACACGCCGTTAAGATGTCGCGGAATTGCTGTAACATTTTTCTCCGCTCCCGATCATAGAGCGTTGCCATGGCCGGCAATAAATATTTTCCCCGCGAATGTATTAACGAATATAACAATTGGCTTAATTCAGCTTTTAACATAATACGAACCCGGCGACGAGTGCGACTGGTTTTTTCCGGGCAGAGATCAAGATAATTATCATGAAGCTCATCTTTTTCCAGGTGGCAAATATCAATAGAACGCAAACCGGTATAGAACGCAATAGAAACAGCGATTTCCCAATCACGCAAGTTATGGTCGCGACAATAAGCGAGAATGGCAGTGATTTGAGCAATGCTGAAGGGATGTTTGCTTTCGGAATTGTCCTTCATGCGCAGGTGTGCACCCCATGGATTTTTAAGATCCGGCCATGTTTTCCAAACGCTGGACATCGTGCTGATATAATTATTGTTGGTTGAACTGGATGATGTTTTTAAAGAATTTAAAAACCGACGACAATCAATTTCTTTAATCGCGTGAACGTCTTTATGTTCACCCCACCAACGAGTAAAAACATCAAATTGATATTTTTTTGAATTTAAGGTATTCCCTTTGATTTCCGGAGCTTGCTCTATATATTTTTGCCACAATTCAGTGCAGGTTAAGGCCGGCGCCGGAAATAGCTCGGAAACGATTTCAAATGCATGCCGCTGCACTTGCCAATCCAACTCGGCCAATGCTCCGCGAAGATGGGTATGATCTATTTCTTTGCGTGCTACTTGCTTGATCAAATCAATCATGATAGATGCAAATTGTTTGCCGACGCGTTCTTGTTCCAGCTCGGCAGAAAGTCGCATTTCAATCTTACTCGCCGCCCGTTCCGAACTCTGTCCGGTTTTCATCCAGCGCTTTTTGCCATCAATTTGGAACACGGCGTAATATTTGTTATTGCGCTTTTTTATGGTCATGGCCGCCTCGAGGGGTTATTTATAGCGAATAACGATAAAAGCGATGATTGCGATTACGGTCAAAATCAACAGACAGCCGATAACCGCCTCTCGCGTTTTGATGAATGTAAAACTCTTGCGACAAATCGGGCAGGAAATACTTTTGCCGGACAGACTGTTGTTGATGGCAAATTTGCCGCGGCAGTGAGAACACGTTGCAATCCCCGGTTTAATCGTGATCTGCTCCGGATGATCGGTCATTTCAAAAAAGATCAAGCGCCAACCATCGGGAGTCAGCCGCATAATCAAATGCCAGTAATTGCGAAGCATGGCGCCATATTGATTTTGCGCGTCGACCGTGGAACTGATTTCCACGGTCTGTTCGCCCAATGATGTCACTGGTTGAGTTTGTCCATCCTCGACAAATACCGCGCTAAGCGGACATGCCAGATTCGCCTGGACAAACTGCTTGGCGGCAGTCCAAACCTCTGCGGTGATTTGTTGTTCCTGTGTGGTCATTTGAAAAGCGAATAAAGGCCGAATCCGGCCAGAATGTTAGTTGAGGTAAACAGCCCACCATCTTGCTCGCGCTCGCGTTTTTTGGGTGCGACATAAACAACGGTGGGTTCTTGTGTGACCACGGGTGTCTGGACTTTTATCGGAGCCCCCGGCAAGAAGAGCCGACTACAAGACACGCACTCAATCTTGCGTTTCAAGCCATCGCTGAAATCGTGAGTCGTGTTATATTCCATACGGCAATACGGACAGGTGAATTTCATTTTGCTCCTTTGCGACCGGCTGCATCCATCAATAGCCGACCTCTTTGTTCCATATTTTCCGGAAGATCCAGAAACCACAGAATCAGGTCATTTTCAAGCTCGCGTCTGGTTTCCCGTTTTATGCTTACTGCAGCGGCGCATAGTTTTTCAATTCGCGCCTGGTTTTTTGCGGTAATCCCATGGCCGGCGCTCAACCAGTTTGATACTGTCGGCGGCCGTACACCAAGGCGCTTCGCTAATTCATTCTGATTAACTCCGGTAATGCTCATATATTCCCGGAGCATATCCTGATAAACATTCACGATGCATTACCTTGTCTTGTTTAGTATATACTAACCTGTGGGCGCAAAAAAATCAAGGTGTTTTGACGGCGGCAGAGAGTAAAACTTCTCTTTTTTCCGGGTGATGACGCCAGTCCCAAGGAGGCAGCACGATCGGTGCTGACCAGATCCCGAGTTTTGCCGCGCGCGCTTTTATTTCCGCAGCTTGGATATCTGTAGCCTTGGGTGCGTACTGCCGATACCACCAAGCGTTACCAGTGGCGACCATTTCGAGATTGACGTCCAGCGCGCCAAGATAAACCCTGCCCATAGTGCGAGATTTGTATCTGTCGAGGCCGAAAGTTTCCACTTTTATCTGCTTGCGTCCGATCATCTGGATTAAAGCCATGGTAGCCTCTTTGCCACCTGGTTGATCCTTTTCCGGGGCGTCAATGCCCCACATGCGGATCTTGACCGCTGCTTTGTCTTTGGTGACCATCCAAAAGGTATCGCCATCATCGATCCATAGCGCCCGGCCGGTAATGATGTCGCCGCCAAAAAGAGAGAATGAAAGAAGAAAAAGAATAAATGTAATAATTTTCATATTGTCCCCGCATTTATATATATACAATATAATGCAGCGCACCAATTTTTAGTGCGAAACAATATTTTTATTCAAAAAATTATCAATATTACGAATAATTGCCTGACGTTGCCGGTTATTTAGTCCCTGCCATTTTTGCCACAGCATGGCGGATTCATAGTCAATGCTGCCACCGTTTAAGATCGGGCAGGCGTTATCCAGGGGACATCGTTCAGACTCATTGCCGGGCAGGCCGATGAGGCGAGAAATACGTTCGCAATTATCCAGTGAGATAAATGTGTTGCCGGCCATCCATCGAGAAATGGTTGCCTGGGACACTCCCAGTTGGGCTGAGAGTGCGCGTTGGGTTACACCTGTAGAAACGAGATAGGCTCGCAGCGCTTTAACATATTTATCCATGCTCAATAAAATAGCTATTGCATTGTAAAAATCCCGCTTGAGGGAAAAACTATTTCTTGTTATTCACTTGGTGAATCAAGTTTGCAAGGGATGGTTAAAAATCATAGCGTAGCGTTTCATGGCAGTGTTGTAATTCGCTACATATATTTTTTAGTGTTGATTTTTTCGTGTCTAATATTTAATCATCGTGCAGAAAATATAATTATTTTCTGGCAAGATTATTGTTGGCACGCTTTACGCATGAAGTCATTTTGCCAACGACTCTAAATGGGGAGTAATTTTTATGAAGCGGGTTATTTGTCGGCCTTATAGGGGGCTTTGTCTTCGCCAATTCTTAATGCCTTATCGAATTCCACCAGCATCAAGTCAATAGCGTTATGATCTGCCTGTCGCATCAGGTCATTAAATTTGCGTTGCTGGGGTAAGGTTAAACCGCGCCAGAAAATCAAAAGGTTTTCTTCGGAAAGGTCCTTGGTCACCAAGCGCCCGTCAGATAAACAACCAGGGGTGGTCTCAATGAGATTCACATGGGTGATTTCCTGATGCACTTTGTCCCCAACTCGCTTTTTACTCCACTCGTTTATCAACGCTTCGGAATCCGCGTCGACAACGTTGTGACACGACAACACGGTTAAGATATGATTAAATTGCTCTTCATCTGGAAGATAGCGACCGGCAGTGAAGTGAGAAACCATAGTCCGCCCCACGCCAATGGTTGCACCAAGATCCTTATAGAGGATCTTATAGCGAGTAAGTATGCCTTCAAGCACCTTACCAAACGCTTTATATTTACATTCAAATTTATTATCTTTAGCATCCATGTCTTCACCATGATTAGTTTAGCTTATGCTAAACAATACTAATAAAATATGCGCTTGTCAATCGTCAAGGTTAGCAAAAGTTAAATTTTTTTTAATTTTGCCTATTGCTTTTGTTGGGTGCTTTAATTATAGTTTAGTAACAGCTAACCTTTATGGATGTTCTGATGATAGAAAAAACGGCCTTTGAAAAATTCTGTGATGACCGCAAGCTTGGCACTGTTGCCATGGCGGAGCGCTTAGGTATTACAAAAGGCGCGGTTTCGCAGTTCAAATCCAAAGGTATTCGCCGAGTTTCCACGGCGAAAAAGTTTGCTGGAATTTTACGAGTTGATTATAAACAGTTGCTGTAATAACAAAATTTTTTTGCCTAAATGGGTTAGCAAATACTAACCTTAAATTAAGGAGATAGCGGAATGGGAAAGCAGTGCAACGATCAGGAGTTGACACCGGGGACAATTTTGCTGGTTAAATCGCGGATGAAAAGCGACCTGCCGCCGGGCCAGTATCAGGCGTTGATTCGTGCCTTGGGAAAAGCGGCTCCCTCGGCAAAGGTGTAAAAAGCGCTGCCGGTGGCTTCAACACCGGCAGCAACGGCGGCAAAGTCAGCGCCGTTTATTCAAGGTACAAGCAAAATGAAAAAAAGCAAAGTCAAGCAATTCAAGTCCATCGAGCAGATGGGCGCGTTTGAAGTAACGCCGGATGATCTTATTGCCCAAATAAATGCTCAAACCGGCGGTGATTATGGTCCGATGGTTCGAGCCGCGCTGGAACGCGGCGCTCCGGTTGTCAATGGTAAAATTTCTCTGGCGCGGTTTGCCGCATGGCTGATCGCCAATCCCGAAAAGGAGATCAAGATCAAATGAGCAGATACAACACGATTGAACGCCTGCGCCAGGCGTTGGAGACGGAAATCCCGAGTGGCGAAAAAGAACAACGGCGCACGGTGGCAATTATTGCCGAACGCATTGTCGATCCCGGGACTGATCTGGACCGGGAACTCGAAAACCTGGCCGCGCACTGTGTGGCGATTCTTCGCGTTCGCGACCGGCAGCGGCAAAACGCCGGCGGAACCCCGGAGCAAGAATAATATGCAAGAGGACGACATTTGGCAAATCGCCTTGAGCATTATGTCTTTCTTCGCTTATGCCAAGGCGCGGACCGCTCAACTGCACAATCAAAGGAAATACGCACAAGATGAATTGGAAAAATAAAAAACCGGTTGTGGAAAGCCAGGACATGATTTCCGACGACGGGAACTGGTCGCTGCGGTTTTGCCCAGCAAAAAGTATTAAATACAGCATTACTCCCCAGGACATTCTTTTATACGTCTCCGGTAACGGAACAACGGTTGAACTCGCCGGACAGAACTTGATCGTCGATGTGGACCGGGCAATCGCCCAGCTCCAGAAGATTCGTGATAATGCGGTGTTAAACTGGGGCGACCCGGCTCTGGAAAGGAAAAACGCATAATGGATATTCTGAAAAAAAGCATGGCGTTGGCGGTATTCGGCATGATCGGCGAGCCGGAATGGGATGAGTTTTATGATTGTCTCAAAGCGCGTTCTGCCGGCTCTCTGGATGATGTCAACGTCGGCAAGCCGTCTATCGGCTGGGCTGTCGGCAACGATGTTCTGAGTTGTAACTTTCAAGAAGACAACTGCCGCTTGGGCAACTATTTCATCATTCATCTGCGCAAGGCAGAACGCAAGGCAGCCTCAAAGCTCATCGAAGCGGCAGTGGAACGCAAGCTGGGCGCATGGATGGCGGTCAATGGCGCATCTCATGTTCCGTACAAAGTTCGGCGCGAAGTAAAAATTGAAGTAACCGACGAACTCAACCGCAAGGCGCTTCCGGTAATCCAATGGGCGCAGGTGATTATTGCACCCGACGAACAACAGGTTTACGTATTGGCATCGTCCGCCGGTCTGCTGGAAGATGTAGCGATTCAGTTCTATGCCGCGCTTGGCGTTGAGCTGGAAGCAATGAGTCCGCTGTACCTGTTGAAATGCGCAAACGCGGAACCGCTGGATGGCGCAGTGCTTAACGCATCGGCGATCGGCCGGGAATTTTTGACGTGGTGCTTATGGCAGAGCGAGATCTGGAAACTTGACGGCGAACCATCGTTTTATGTATCGGCTCCCCTGGAATTGTATTTTGACGATGAAAAACAGGATATTTGTGCAGTAGCGACGACAGTGTCGGCCAAAGGGGACGCCGCTCCGGTTTGTGACGAACTGCAGGCGGCGCTGGCGGCAGGAAAAACACTCAGTAAGGCACTTTTGCGGATTGCACCGGATCACGACAATCTATGGGAAGGGCAGTTTGATGCCGGACGAATGATCTGGAGCGGACTGAAGCTGCCCAAAGATGAACCTGGACTGAGTCAATCGGAACAGATTTGTTCACGCATTAATGCCATTCAAGAAATGTTTCAGCTGGTAAAAAATCGTTTTGTTGATTTTGTTGCCGACTATAAATCTACAACGTATGGCACTCGGCGTGAAGAATGGATTGCCGGGAGGAAGCAGAAATGATTACTCCCGAGTGGATCATCACCGAAAGTTCCGAGGAATACCATGCCCGGACGCGGCGCGGCGAATACCTCAGCAGCCACATGCTGAAGGACTTCATGAAATGTCCCCGGCTTTATCAGATGAAAATGACCGGTGAAGTAGTGGACGAAGATAAACCGTCGTATGCGTTGGGTCGGGCGGCTCACTGCCTGATTTTGGAAGGTCGCGAGGCGTTTGAGCGCGACTATACGACCGAACAGCCGATCAATCCCAAAACCGGGGAACCCTACGGCGCTACCACGCTGGCTTATCAAACGTGGTTGGCCGGACAGACCAAGGAAGTGGTGCGGCCGTCAGATTATGAACAAGTAGAAATCCTGGCGGCGGCAGTGGGGCGACATGCCGAAGCCAGGCGGCTGATCGCCGGCATTATTCCCGAGGGGGTGGTTCGTACCGAATACTGCGGTATCCCCTGCCAGATTCGCATGGATGCGTTTCATCCGGAAAATGGTTTGATTGATCTGAAAACCTGTGACGACGTCGATTTCTTTCCGTTCGACGCCCGGAAATACGGTTACTGGATGCAGATGGCTTTTTATTGGGCGATTCTGCGCCAGGTGAGCCGCCGGTATCCGGTCCACATCATTGCGGTCGAGAAAAAAGCCCCCTGGCGGGTTCGCGTCGACCGCCTGGTGGAAGACGGTCTGATGACTTCGGAAAGAGAAAATCAGGCGGCGATCAAGCGCCTGCTGGAATGTCGTCAGAATAATCAGTGGCCAACGCAATATGAACAAATCGGCTACTTGACCAAGGATTAACCGCCATGAGCAGCAACCCCTCTATTGACCTGGTGCCGCACGGCGACCGTACCGTCGCAAAAATCTGCGGCGAGAAGTGGCCGCGCCTGATGTCCGTCCGGATTGCCAGCGCCTATGCCGGGTTGCCCAGTGCCGAACGATTCCGGGCAGTACCGGCGTTCGCGGCGCTGATCAGGCGACCGCTGGGCAATGACGGCAACGAAATGGTGGATCGAACTGAATTAGATGAAACCATCGGGAAACTGATGATGCAAAAATAAGGATAGCGAAATTATGAATGAACCGGCCAGAATCATTAGTTTTGAAGTAGAGAACGTCAAGCGCGTCAAAGTGGTGGAAGTCGCGTGCGACGGCAAAGCATTGTTCGTGCTCGGCGGCGATAACCGCCAAGGCAAGACCAGCATCCTGGATGCCATCAAGTGGGCGCTGATCGGTAAAACCGCAGCGCCAAGTTCGGTCAAACGCGAAGGCGCGGAAACCGATCCGGCGGTCAAGGTGACGCTGTCGAACGGTCTGGTGGTCGAACGCCACGGCGAACCGGGATATTTAAAAATTACCGCGCCGAACGGTTTTACCAGCAGTAAAGAAAGCGATCTGCGCCAGATCATCAACATGCTGTCGCTTGACCTTTCCCGTTTCATAAATGCGGCGGCCAAAGACAAGGCGTCATATCTGCTGCAGGTGATCGGGCACGAAAAAGAGCTGCAGGAGTTTGACGCCAAGGAGCGCGAACTGGAAAACGATCGGACGCTGGCCGGTCGCGAGTCCAAGAACAAGACCGCATATGCTCAGAGCCTGCCGCAACATGACGGAGTCCCGTCTGTGCCGGTAACGCTGTCCGAGTTGCTGCAACGGCGCGATGCCGCAGCCAAAACAATTGCCGAACGCCAGCGTCTGGTATCCATGCACGAAGCCGACAAAAAGCAGTTGGTTGATCAGGAAGAGGCGTTGAAACGTTTGACGGAACAGGTGGGGAAGCTCCGCGAGACCGTGACGGCCGGTGCGAAATTCCTGGCCGAACAGCCGCCGTTGCCCGATCTTGCTGAAATTGAAAAGCAGTTGACCGACAACGAAGCCGTGAACGCCAAGATCCGCGCCAATGAGGATAAGGTCAAGGCTTCGAAAGAAGCCTTTGAACTGACTACCCGTTACCAGACGCTCGGCAAGCAGATCGATGACATTCGCGCCGCCCGGTTGGCGTTGTTGAGCAGCGTAAAGTTGCCGCTCGAAGGGCTGACGATCGCCAACGGCGAACTGCTCTACCAGAATCGTCAGTGGGATTGCTTGAGCGGAGCCGACCAGCTGATCGTGGCAACCTCGATTGTCCGGCAGATGAACCCCGACTGCGGTTTTGTCCTGATCGACGGTCTGGAACAGATGGATTTGACGACGCTGGACCAATTCAGCCAGTGGCTGCAGAGCCAGAACATGCAGGCGATCACCACCCGAGTGTCCAAAGGCAGCGAATGTTCCATCATTATCGAGGACGGCACGATTGCCGCTCCTGCTCAGGCTTAATTCAGTAATAAATATAAAGGACTGAAAAATGCAAAAAATATTTTCTCTTGCCGGATTTTTTAACTGGTTCGGTCAGGCATTGATTCGGGGACACGGCGTGGTGGATCGCAAGAAATACCCGAACTACAATCCCCGGGCTTTCTGGACTCGGGAATTCGCCAACCGCGTCGACCGTCGCCGGACGCATAACCGGATGGCACGCCGCTCCCGTCGCATTAACCGCCTGAAAATGGCATAAATAAAAAAGGATAGCAACCATGGGATCATTGTTGGAAACCATCATTACCGGAAAAACGTTCGAGCCGCCGCGCATTCTGTTGTATGGGCCGGAAGGAATCGGCAAGACGACGTTCGGGGCATCCGCTCCCGCGCCGATCTTTATTCCCACCGAAGACGGTCAGTCACAGGTCGGCTGCGCCAGATTTCCGCTGGCTACCAAGCTCACACAGATCGACGACTATCTAAATACGCTCTTGCGTGAGGATCACAAGTTCCAATCAGTCGTCATCGACAGCGCCGATTGGCTGGAAAAACTGATCTTCGATGCCGTGTGCGAGCGGTTCGGGGTATCGGTCATCGAAAAAGCCGACGGCGGCTGGGGAAACGGATATAAGCACGCTCTCAACTCGTGGTCGGAGCTGCTGTCCAAACTGGAACAGTTGCGCCGGCTCAAGGGCATGGCGGTGATTTTTCTGGCCCACAGCGATATTCGCCCGGTCCGCGATCCGGAATCCGCCACCTATGACCAGGTGGTGCCGCGCATGCAGAAGCTGGCGGTCACCATGGTGACCGAATGGGTGGACGCGATTTTCTACGCCACCCGGCGGATCCGGACGGAAAAAGAGGGCGACCGGACCATCGCCCACGCGATCGGTGCGAACGGCGGCGAACGCATCATGAAAACCACCGGCGGTCCGGGACGAGTGGCCAAGAACCGGTATAATCTGCCGGACGAATTGCCGCTGGCCTGGGACGCGTTTATTTCTGCGCTGCAGACCAAGTAATCAACCTCATAAATCAAGGACCAAAACACAATGTCAACGCTCAATTTCGACGCCAACACCGTCGACCCCGCGGTCGGATTCAACCCGATCCCGGAAGGAAAGTATCAGGCGGTCATCACCGAATCGGAGATGAAGGAAAACAAAAACAAAACCGGCCGTTATCTCAAGCTGACGTTCGAAATCATCGACGACGGCGAGTTCAAAGGTCGCAAGGTCTGGGCACAGTTGAATCTGGAGAATCCGAATGCCGACGCAATCCGGATCGCCCGGGCGGAGCTCTCGGCCGTTTGCCGGGCGGTCAACGTAATGACGCCCAAGGATTCGGTCGAGCTGCATAATCTGCCGCTGGTTATCGATATCCGGTGCCGCAAGGACGCCACCACCGGCGACATCCGCAACGAAATCAAGGGCTACGAATCGCGTCAGTCCAACGCCCGTCCGTCCCAGCCGGTCGGCGACAAGGCTCCGTGGGCGCGGTAATGGCAACGCTGGAACTAGAACTGCCATATCCTCCCAGCCTGAACGACTACTGGCGTCACGTCGGCGCCAAGACGTTGATCAGTCGAGAGGGCAGGAAGTACCGCGAACGCATCGCCGGAGCCGTGCGCGGACTTCCACGGCTGAATGGCAGATTGACTCTGATTATGGACGTATACCCGCCGGACCGGCGGCGCCGGGATCTGGACAATTTGTTTAAATCACTCCTGGATTCGCTGCAGAAAGCCAACGTCTATCAGGATGACAACCAGATCAAACACATCGAAGCGGATATGCGGGAACCGATGGAGCCGGACGGGATGGTCTATGTCAGGCTGATCGAACAGGACTCTCAAACACAAGGAAAGCTGATTTAAAAATGGACTTGCGCTATTACCAGCAGGAGGCGATTGACGCCGTTTACGAACATCTGCGGACGCGGAACGACAACCCGTGCGTGGTCATTCCGACCGGCGGCGGCAAAACGCCGGTGATCGGAACCCTGATCCGGGACGCGGTCCTGCAGTGGCGCGGACGGGTTTGCCTGCTGGCGCATGTCAAGGAGTTATTGGAACAGGCGGTCGATAAGCTGACCGCAATTTCGCCGGAATTGCTGACCCGGACGGCGGTGTATTCCGCCGGTCTGGGCAGCAAGGATGCCGACGGCGACGTGGTGGTGGCGGGGATCCAGAGTATTTTCCGCAAGGCGTGTGAAGTGGGTAAGTTTGACCTTATCATCATCGACGAAGCCCACCTGATCCCGCCGGACGGCGAAGGGATGTACCGCCAGTTTCTCCATGACGCCAAGGTGGTCAATCCGAACGTGCGGATCATCGGTCTGACCGCCACGCCGTACCGGATGAGTTCCGGCGAAATCTGCGACGGCAACAATCTGCTGAACCACATCTGTTACGAAGTGGGAGTTAAAGAGCTGATCGTCAAGGGTTTTTTATCTCCCCTGGTTTCTAAAGCGGCGCGAGGCGAGGTCGATACCGGCAGCCTGCACGTTCGCGGCGGCGAATTCATCAATACCGAGGTGGCGGCATTGATGGACGATACCGTGGTGATCAAACAGGCGGTCAGCGAGATCATTGAGTATACGCAAGAGCGGCGCTCGACGCTGATTTTTTGTGCGTCGGTCGAACATATGAATCACGTGGCGGAGTTGTTGCAGGTACAGCAACCCGACGCGACGATTCGGTGTGTGACCGGCGAGACCAGCGCCGGCGAACGCGCGGACAACCTGGAGCAGTTCAAGCGCGGAAAGATCAAGTTTATGCTTAATGTGAACGTATTGACCACCGGTTTCGACGCGCCGAACGTCGATTGTGTGGCGCTGCTGCGTCCGACCCATTCGCCAGGTTTGTATTACCAGATGGTCGGTCGCGGGTTCCGGCTGTCGCCCGGCAAGGCTAATTGCCTGGTGCTGGACTTTGGCGGCAACATCATGCGGCACGGTCCGGTGGACATGCTGGAGGCCCAGCGGCGGCGCAGTTCCAGCAGCGATAAACCCGGGCTTCCTCCGGCGCGGACGTGTCCGAAATGCCAGTCGGTAATTCATCTGTGTTACCAGATTTGTCCCGACTGCGGCTTTGAGTTTCCCAAGGTGACCCAGGTGCCGCATGACGGTCGGGCCAGTACCGCCGGGGTTATCTCCGGGCAGGTCAGTTACGTCGAGTATACGGTTTACAAGACGATCTTTTCCGAGCACACGAAATATAACGATCCCAAAGCGCCGCCGACCATGCGGGTGGAATACTCGGTCGGCCTGGGCAAATACCAGTCCGAATGGGTTTGTCCGCAACATACCGGATACGCCCGGGACAAGTTTGTCCGCTGGTGGCAGCAACGCTCTAAAGCGCCGGTGCCGGCCGACGTGATGACCGCGTTGGTATTCGCCCGGGAAGGGGCGCTGGCGACGGTTAAAAAGATCAAGGTAAAGACCGTGACCGGTGAGAAATTTGACCGGGTGGAAGATTACGAGTTCGGACCGATCCCGAACTACGTCCCGGAGCCGGGCTGGAACGATGGGGAAGGGATCGATTGTCAAATTCCCATTGTGCAATCTCCTAAGTCTACCATTCCGGTATTACCGGCCGGGATTCCCGGGAGCAATCCCAGTGATTGGGCAATGGGGGAAGATGACATCCCGTTTTAACATCAACTCAGCGAGGAAAACAAAATGTAGCCATCAACCGCAGTTGTGAATTTTGGAGACAGGGGGATTTCGACAGTTCGCCCCTTGTCTGTAAAATCCATAGCACCCCAAAAATAAAAGGATAGCACCATGAAAAGAGAAAACGTAGCACGAGCCAAAGCAATATCCGAGGATCTCGACAATAAAGAACGTCGTCTTCAGCAGTTGAACTCCTGTAAAAAAATTACAGCCCGTGTAATAACGCAGGACGATTTTTGTTCGTTTGAGTTCGCCGCCGATGAGCATCAGGAACTATTGGCGCACGGCTGGAAAATGAAAAGCTGGAAAGCCAATGGCGGCTACGCCAACAAGGGCAACGGTCGAGGACGGGTGAATTGCAAACGAGAAGCGTTATTCATGAGTCCACACTGCATAGTCGCTGAGCCGGATTTATTTGAGAACATTTAAAAGGCAGCATGCCATGGGAATTATTCTTAAAACTAAAACTAGGTGCAGTCCGCGCTGGTATCGTAATATTTGGCGCAAACAAGAACGATGGACAATCAATGAAATGATTATCGATTGCGGATGGAATACTATGGATGAAATGGTCAATCATCTGTATGAGCTACGACGCTATACGGGGCCTGTTTCATCAACAGGGGTTGTCATAAAAAAGATTCGCCGAGGACGGAATTATCTGGCATATAGCTTTATCGATGCCGGACAGCCCGGAATATCGTTATTTGTAGAACTGCAGGCGGTCGAAGATGAAAGAAAAATGCCCACGTTGTTTGATGTGTCTCAGTATTAGGAAAGTATTTGTGCTAATTGACTTGCTAGTCGTGAATAACGAACAAACATAGTGATAAAGGGAAGATTATGGCGGCCAGAAAAGAACAATTTTTAATTGCAGATTTGTATTGCGGCGGCGGCGGTTCCAGCGACGGCATGATCGAAGCATGCGAGGAATACGGCCTCGATCCGAAACTGGTGGCGGTCAACCACTGGAATATTGCGATCGAAACCAATAAACTCAACCATCCGAATGCAAAAACGATCTGCGCATCGGTCGAACAGGTTAAACCACGGCAGGCGGTACCGGGCGGCAGGCTGAACGTAATGTGGGCATCGCCGGAATGCACGAACCATTCAACGGCCAAGGGCGGACGGCCCAAGGATGAACAATCACGCGCCACCGCCTGGGACGTGCTGAAATGGGCGCAGGAATTATACATTGACGTGATTTACATCGAAAACGTCAAGGAATTCCTCGACTGGGGACCGCTTAACACCAAGGGACATCCGATCAAAAGCAAAAAAGGCGATACTTTCCGCGCCTACATTGCTACGCTGGAAAGCATGGGATACCGGGTCGACTGGCAGATTATGAACGCCGCGGATTTTGGCGCCGCTACTTCCAGACGGCGGTTGATCATTCAGGCGGTGCGTGGCAATAACCAGATCTACTGGCCGGAACCGACCCATTCGGCCTCGGCGGATAATTTATTCGGTCAGCAACCGTACGTGGCGGCAAAAACGATCATCGATTTCTCTATCCCGGGAAAATCGATCTTTAATCGTCCGGTACCGCTGGCGGTTAAAACATTAAAGCGGATTTATGCCGGCGGATTTAAGATTTGGGACATCGACAACATCCGCCGCTTCGGTCCGCTGCTGCGGCAGGAAATTATCCGGGCTTGCAAATACGAGGGCAAAAAACGCAAGGGATGTTGTCCGTTCAACGTCTTGGCCGAATTGCCGCACATCCTGCCTACCGGCGAAGACCTGAACTCCTTCATGGTGATCATGCGCGGACAAAGCGTTTGCCGCGACATCAACCAACCGGTACCGACGATCATGGCCAGCGGCCAAGGCCATGTCGGAATTGTGACTCCGATTATCATCAAGTTGCGCGGAACCGGAACTGCCGCCGATGTCAATGCTCCGACACCGACGATCACGGCAGGCGGAACTCACCTCGGCCTGGCGGAGGGATTTGTTACTCGTTTTAACGGCGGCGACAACCGCAATCATAGCATTGATAATCCTCTGCCGGTACAGGATACCAGCAACCGTTATGGTTGGGTTGATCCGATGGTGGCGGTAATGAAGGGCAATTCTGACTGCCAGACTATCGAGCAACCGGTACCGACATTGACGACCAAAGAACACATCGCGCTGGTCAATCCCGTTGTGGTAGACATGTCGCATCCGGGTGAAGACGGCGACAGTCGGGCATATTCCGCCGAGCAGCCGCTGAAAACAATTACCTGCCGGAACAACATGGCGGTGGCCGATCCCATTGTTATCGCCACCGGCCATACCGGGGCAAAGGACCGCAGTCGGTCGGTCAATGAACCGCTATCCACCATTGTCACCAAGGCCGAACATTGCCTGGTTGAAGCGATGGTTCTACACCAGATGACGCCGGGGCGCACCCGGACAACCGAGGAACCGTTGCCGACCATCACCACGGTGTGCCGTCACGGACTGGTTCGTCCTTTTGTGGTCAAATTCTACGGATCCGGCGAGAATGTAAAAAGCGTTGACGTACCTCTGGACACCGTCACCACCAAGGATCGGTTCGGCGTGGTCGACGGTGATCTGGTAATGCTGGATATCCGCTTCCGGATGTTTCAGCCGCACGAACTGGCGGCGGCCATGAGTTTTCCCAAGACATATCAATTTGCCGGGACCAAGACCGATGCGGTGAAAATGATCGGCAATGCAGTTCCGCCGTATTTGGCCCGGGCATTGATGAGATCCCGGCTGGCGTCCCGACGTCCCATACTAAAAAAGCTAACCGGCAATGCCCGGCAGGAACTTATTCAACAAGGAGCATAAGAAATAATGAAGACCGGAACGAAATCATTGCTGTTCGGAGTACACCAGGTGGTCTGGCATCCGCTGACCGTCTGGCTGGCGTGGATCTGGCTGTATCATCAATTGCCGACCTGGCGCGAAACGTTATGCATCATCATGCACGATTGGGGATACTGGGGCAAGGCCAACATGGATGACGCCGAGGGCGAACGCCATCCGGAGTTGGCGGCGCATATCGCCGATCGGCTGTTCGAAGATGAATACTACGCCGCGCTGTGTTTGTTTCACTCCCGGCACTATGCCCGGCTAAGCGGAGCGCAACCGTCAAAACTTTGCTGGGCGGACAAAGCCAGCATTAAATTCGATCCGTGGTGGCTCTATCTGCCCCGCGCCTGGCTGACCGGCGAGCTGGCGGAATACCGGCGGATCAGCATTATCTCCGGGTTCATGCCGCCCGCCTGCAGCAACCGTCAATGGTACGTTTGGATCCGGGACCGGCAACTTAAGCTGGCGCTCACGCAAAAGCCGGATGTAGTCGGTTATTGCAATCCGCAGCGGGAAGTTAATCAACAAAATTTTACCAAGGGAGAATGAACAACCATGAACGCCAAATATCTCAAAGTTAAAGTCGGAGTTCGCTATTGGCAAGATGCGGACGTCAATGGACAGGAAGACATTCACGGGAAATTGATCCCTTTTCGCAATGGCGCTTATTGGATGCCGGTAATTAATCTTGAATTGGGAACGATCGAAAACTGGCCGGTCGGCATGACAGCGTCAATTCACTATAAAGTGTGTGATGATGGCGAGTATTGGCTGTTAGATGAAAACAAAATCCGTCTGGCCAAGTGGAAAGACCATTACGTGCCTGAAGCATTTCTTTGTTTTGGCGATGACGGCTTCGGCGACTACATCATCTTCAACGTGGATGCCGCCGGAAAGATCCTCGGTTTTAAACTGCCGGTAATCGATGAAGGAGAATGGTCTTACATGCAAACTGTAAGTGCGAATCTTACTGCCGTCGAGGCAAAGTTATTGGATTTATTGAAGCGAATTACGGTTTTTCACTCCGATCCGTTTCCCGATGACGACATCGAAGAGTTGATACAAGAAGCCAAAGAACTCATTGCCAAGATAGAGAACAAAAAATGATTGATACACAAGAACACTATGATTTGATGGAGATGTTTGAGCACGATTATAGACATCTCAACCTTGATAAAGAAGCTAAAGAGATGTGGCGAAAGGGACAGATCTATGCCAATGGCGAAACCAACAATCTGTTCAAGGCATACCGGATGGGATACAGCTTTGCGAGAAGTGTAAACAATCTGGAAGAGCCCATAAGCGAGCTGAAAAAGACGGAGCGCGGTTTCAGCCGGTTGGATTTCGATGATGCCAACGGCAAAAAATGTTCGCTGCAAAAAAGTTCATCGGCGGTTGAACCCCAAATCTGGCTCGGCATCGACGATCCCAAGCCTACCATGATGGCAAACAAAATCGTTCCGGGTGCAACCGGGTGGTGTGACTTTCCGTTGCCGGACGGAGTTGAAATATTCGGACGGATGCACCTCACCCGGGAGAAAGTAAAAATGTTGCTGCCTTATTTGACCGGCTTTGCAAAAACCGGAGAACTGGAATGAATGAAAAACTCAAAATCATTGATCTGACCGCGTATTCCGCAATTATCATCAACATCAGCGGCGGCAAGGACAGCCAGACTATTCTAGGTGAAATATGGGAATTGGCAAGGCAGCAAAATTACAGCGGTCAAATCATGGCCGTACATGCCGATACCGGCGCGGAATGGCCGCAGAGCCTGCCGCATTGCGAAATGTTGTGCAAGCATTACGGCATTCCGTTCCAGGTGGCGTTACCGTTCCGGGCACTGCCGGCACACATCGAACGCCGGTGCATTATCCAGGCGGCCAAAGGGAAACCCGGCTGGCCGGATATGCAGAACCGGTATTGCACTGCGCATTGTAAAGTGGCGGCGATCGAGAAGACGATCCGGTCCGAATATCCCGCCAAAGCGCTCCCTGGTTGGCCGGACATGCAAAATCGCTATTGCACCAGCGACTGCAAACGCGCTCCGATTCAAAAGGTGATCCGGGCAGAGTTCCCGGCCAAGCTCGAGGATGCCAAAACAATCCTGAACATTACCGGCGAACGCCGCCAGGAATCGCCGGGACGGTCCAAGCTGGACTATCTGGCGTCGGACAAAGATTTGACCGCAGGAACCCGCACGGTTACCAAATACCGGCCGATTCTGGATTATACCACGGACGATGTCTGGGAACACATTGCCGCCTCCGGTCTGGCGCGTCATGTCGCCTATGATCTGGGCAATGAGCGATTGAGTTGCGCTATTTGCGTGCTGGCTACCGATGCCGATATTCGCCGTGGAGCCGAGGCAAGGCCAGATCTGGCGGAGCACTATTTGCGCATCGAGCGGGAAACCGGATTTACCTTCAAGCACAAAAAATCACTGGCGGATATCCTGCAGGTCAGACAGGGAAAATAACCATGCCGATTGATTACAAAAACTATCCGTCAAACTGGAAAACCGAAATCCGTCCGGCAATTCTGCAACGGGCACACGGCCGCTGCGAAAGTTGCGGCATAAACAACGGCGCGGTGATCCGGCGTGACGGCGACAAGGTCCGCCGTCCGTGTCAAACGGAGTGGGACATGATCAATGCGGATGTTTGGCATAACGAACACAGCATGACCACAGCACTCAAAAAGCACGGTTTTATTCGGGTAGTGTTAACCATTGCCCACCTGAATCACGATACCGGCGATAACCGTCCGGAGAATCTGAAAGCGCTCTGTCAGAAGTGTCATCTGGAACTGGACAAGGAGCAACACCGGCAGAGCAGATATCAAAACAAAACCAAAAACATTCCGGATTTATTCAAGGAATAGATATGAATCAAAACATTTCATTGATCGATGTCGATGGCAAAATGCCGAATCTGGCACTGATGAAAATCAGTTCCTGGCATCGAACCCATGGTGACCGGGTTAAGTGGTATGATCCGCTGATGGATCACCCCGATCTGATTTATGCTTCCAAGATATTCAATTTTACGCCCGACTATGACGCATGGCCAGCGAAACTTGATTGCCCGGTAATTAAAGGCGGAACCGGATACGATATAAAATCACGATTGCCGGATGAAGTTGACCAGATGTGGCCGGATTACACGCTTTATCCGAGCTGCGATTATGCGCTGGGATTTTTGACTCGGGGCTGCATTAATAATTGTCCGTGGTGCATCGTGCCGGAGAAGGAAGGTAATTTGCGACCAGATCGAGCGTGGACTGATATTATGCGCTCGGATAGCCGTAAAATCGTTTTTCTGGACAATAACGTACTGGCGTCGGATTTCGGTATAAATCAGCTGGATTTGCTGATGCAATTTAACGCGCATTTCCCTCGCGAATCGATAACGATTGACTTCAATCAAGGGCTTGATGCCCGAAAAATCAATCGCGAGCTGGCCAAGTTTTTATGCGCGTTAAAATGGCAGCGTTATATCCGATTGGCATGTGATAACCAGGCGATGATTGATTCGGTATGTCGCGCAATCCGCCTGATTCGCCGAATTCGAAAATCACAGGAAATTTTTGTTTATCTGTTGATAACCGAGAACATCATGGATGCGGTTGCCCGGGTAGATGTGCTGCGTGGATTTGATAATTTAACCATGTTTGCCCAACCGTTTCGCGATCCTCATAATCCCCATCTTCAGCCGAATCATGAACAAACTATGTTTGCCCGATATGTCAATGTTAAGGGCAGCAAGCTCTGCAAAAGAATGAACTGGTCCGATTACAAGCGAACCGGAAAAGTTATTGACCGCGATACCCCGGATATGTTTAACCTATAAGGAGAAATAACATGTGGCGCGATAAAACTGAAAAGGCATTAAGCAACTGCGGAATTTTGTTTGCCCGAAGCAAAGACGGCGGCATCGACTGGATTGAATCCGACCCCAAAGAGATGAAAGACATGTCGTGGTCGGAAGGCTGGATGTACTTCAGCGATGTTTGCTTGGCGTTAAGATCAATTGATGCAGTCACGTCAGCCGGAGTAGCTCGCATCGCCGCCGAACGCAAGCGGCAAATTCAGGTAGAGGGTTGGACGCCGGAACATGACATGCAACATAGTTTCCAAGATCTTGCCACTGCCGGTGTGTGTTATGCACTGACGGTCGCAACCAGCAACAAAGATATCACGAGCATGATGTGGCCGTGGGCTGCGGAATGGTGGAAGCCGTCGCCCGATCCGGTCCGTAATCTGGAAAAGGCCGGGGCTCTGATTGCCGCCGCAATTGATCGGATTCAGATGGAGGATAAATAATTATGAGCAATGATTTCCAGTTTCCTGCCAAAGATTCGCTATTTTGGCGATCACCGGCGTTACGGCAACAAGAGAAAGATTATCCCGAACGCTTTGAACGTCGGGTGCCGGTGCGAATCAAAGTGCTGCGCAATGTGCACGGACATCCGGTCATGACGACGCCCGGAACATTCGCGACCATGGGCAAGATTTATGAAGCATGGACCAATTCCCATGGCGCAGTGTCCGCCATCTGTGACAACGGCGTACTGTTGGGATTATATCCGGAAGAATTCGAGGTGTTGGAATATTTCGAATTCAGTCAGCCCGGACAGTCGTCGCTTGACGCGATTTGGGCCGTACTAAGGGAGTATGAACGTCATGAATAAATACATTCCTGGGATCGGATATCAACCGACTAAGAATGATCGTCCGGATCATTCGACTTCGCTGCGTGTTGGTCTTATCGGCATGGGCGCTCCCAATCCGCCTCGCGGAGGGACTGCCGCAATTGCCCCGCGAGTTGACGATCTTAAACAACAGATTTCCGCGCTCAACGTTCAAATTCGCGAATTGATAGTGGGGCTGAAAGAAGTGCACACCCAAATGCAGCGAGTTTATGAAGAGGTTATGACACCTCAAGAAAAGGCTGACCTCTGGCATCGGTGCACCAAAAAAATCGAAACAGTCATCGCTAAAGCGGAGGAGAGAAAATGAAACAAAACGCCTTTCTTAAACTAAAAAAGTGCCCTAAATGCGGCAGGGTTCCGGAAAAAGTTTACGGTTGTGGATGGGATCATGATGTTGCATTATGTCGTTGTGGCTGGCGGAAAACTTATAAAACCACCACTTAGTGGCGCAAAAAAAAGGAGGAAATAATCATGTGTAAATATGTGTTGGACGTCCAACTGAATGTAGTCGGCAATTGTTTGTTGTTTTACCGGCAAAACGGCCACGGCTACACCTGCGATCTCGATGAAGCGCACGAATTCACCAAACAGGAAGCCAAAGAATATGTTGCCATGGCGCACGGCAAATACCGGATGTGGCGAAAAGACGCGCTGGTCAAAGTTGCTCGACGCCATGTCGACGCCGGAATGGCTTATCAAACAACCCAGGCGGTGGATTATCAAAACTATTCGCTGCTGGATTTTTGCAAGCAGATTTTAACCGCACGATTCAACCGCGATTTGCCGCAGGATGAGGATTTAGTTAAAATTCAAGGACATATTGCCGACCGAGAGTTGTGCAACATCAGTCATCCGGAGCCGCGTACTGGTGTTACCACGCGTCTGATTGGGACAGCCGTTTGGCTGCTTGCCACCAAGCGCTGCTTTAAACTCTATGTTATCGGCGACTGTGGCATAATCGCCGATGTAATCAAGAGCGAATTGGAACGGTTGGAAATTCCGATAGAACGAGCCAATCCCAAAGTACAATTTTTCTCAAAATCTCCGGACCAGTGTCATACGCCATCGCCTTATCGTGCGGTGATCTGCGATGCCAATTATCCACATGACTCTTCAAAGCCAGTGGTGCTCGGCATTCCGGCCGGTTGTGAACAGGAAAATAAATAATCCGAACTATCATCAGAAAGGAAAAAAACCATGAGCGTTAGAGAAATGCAATACGGAATTAAAAAGCTTGAGACGTATACCACAACAGACGGCAAGGTGTTTGATGAATATGATGCCGCCACAGAACATCAACAGGAAATTTTCAGGGACGGCGTCAATCTGATAGTTCAGACCTATCCGCCGGATTCATTCGGGCAAACGGTTAAACTACCGGAATCTTTCAAGCAGATTATCGGTTTTGGTCCCGGCGGCCCTTTCTTCCTGTTGCCGCACCAGTTGTCGATTGAACGGATTTATAGCTTACTCGTTGATTTTCCTGAGGTTAAAGTGCTGGGTCTGGATGCAAACAATCAGCCGCTGGAAATCATTACTGTGGCAAAACGTCCGGTCCCGCAAGATCAGATTACCGAGGAGAAATAACATGCAAGTAACATTACCGTGCCTGTCCGTAATGCAGCCATGGGCCTGGCTGTTGACCACCCATGAACTGACCGACGCCGAACGCAAGGATGTGGAGAACCGAAGCTGGCCGACCAAGATCAGAGGCAAGTTATTGATTCATGCCGGGCAGAAATTCGACACGGAAGGTTATATGTGGCTGCGGCATAATTTGCCGCAAGTAGCCGATCTGGTGAAAAAACATTTTAATCTCCGAATAGTTCATAGCATGCCCGGTCGAGCAGCACAATTCGTGATTGATCGCAGTCAGTTCAGCGGGATTGTCGGCATGGTTACGTTGAACGATGTTGTAACTAACAGCAGCAGCCGGTGGGCGGCACCGGGGCAATATCACTGGCTAGTCAGTAACGGTAGGGAATTGCCGCTTATCCCGATGCCGGGCCAGTTGCGCATCTGGTATCCGACCGTGGACATTCCCGCGGAATACACTGCTTAAATCACATCAGGAAATCATAACAACAATGAACGCGGATTTTATCAAGAAGTTACTGCGCACCCGGCATGTGAACAATGAGGACGTTTTCATCGAAGAGTGCAAGGTCGGCGCTTCCGGCGGCATGGGGATGGATAATCATTGTTACCGGCTGGACGCCTGGGCGATGAAAAAGTCCTGGACCAATCCGACCACCTGGGGCTATGAAATCAAGGTGAGCAGAGGTGATTTTCTGAATGACAACAAGTGGCAGAACTATTTGCCGTACTGTTCGGATTTTTATTTTGTCTGCCCCAATGGTCTGATCGACAAGAGCGAACTGCCGCAGGAGGTCGGCCTGATTGCGGTGCACGGCGAACGGCTCTATACCAAAAAGAAAGCCGTCCGGCGCAACATCGTCATCCCGGAAGGATTATACCGGTATATCCTGATGAACCGGGTGGCGGTAACGCGAGAATACCGCAACTACAAGGATCTCAATTACTGGCAGGATATGTTGGAACAGGCTCAGGGCAAAAAGCAGTTAGGCTGGGCTCTGAAGCATAAAATCGGGGAGCTGGTAAAAGGTCAGCGCCGCGATCTGGAACGGGAGAACGAACAGTTGCAGAATAAAATCGAAAGGTATGAAGCCGTTGATAAATTCTGTGCCGAACACGGCATCAATCTCGGGTGCAATCAATGGCGGCTGGCGGACCATCTTAAAGAAAAGGTTATTCCCAAACCGGCGATCTCACTGGAATTGCGGGTTGCTCTGCAGTCTCTCCAACGGCAGTTGAACACGGCTGATCTTGCGTTGACCGAATGTTTGAACAGCGCAAACAACACCGAGGAAACAGGATCATGACCAACTTTGAAAAAATCACAATCAGTCCAGAGGAACTGGCTCAGGCACTGAGCAAAGGCATAGATCCCGATACGGATTCGTGCGTTTCGTGCATAATCAGGGATGAAAAATTTCCCTGTTGGGAACACATGGAATGTTCCGATGCCATAACCGAATGGCTGAAGCAGGAGGCGGAATAATGGATGTTAAAAACATAATCCAGGAATGGCTACAGGCACATGGCTATGATTGTCTGTGCAATGACGAATGCGGTTGCGGTATCGAGGATCTGTTTCCCTGCGACAACCCAGGTTGCATTGACTGTATTCCCGGGCATCGCCGTGCCAACGGTGATATCGGGGCAACCCAGGATGAACCAGAGGAGGTGGAATGATGTCTTATTCACGATGGGGCGACAGTACTTGGTATACATTCTGGCGTACACAAGACGAGACAACGAAAAATCGCGATACGGCAATTTTTGAAATTTGCGGAGAACACAGTTTTACCGCCAAAGAACTCCGGGAACATTTAGAAGGATGTCTCGCGATGATATCCGGAGCAACCCAGGATGAACTAGAGGAACTCAAAGAATATATCACGGAATTTTTATATGATATTGATGAAAAATATCCAGAGGTGATCGAATGAAATGGATTAAGCGAATCTTAAAAGTGTTCCAGCCTCGGCAGGTATTGGTGCACACCAGGAGCGGGGACATGATTTGCAAGGTGGAACGTGGCGATATCATCCGCGTCCCGTGGTGCATGTCGACATGTCCGTTTCATCTGGAGCCGGATGGAACGGTTACTTTACGGTTGATATGGGGATCGTATCTCCGGTCCGCAGGATATGGAAAAGTATGGAAAGGTATTACCTGGGAGGCAATATGAAACAAATCAAATCATGTATGATTTCATTTTTACCCATGCCAAGAAAATGGATGAAATCCAATCAATACATTCGCGCCAATCGCTGGAAACATAAATTTTGATGATTTCAGCAACAACGGGAACCGCCATTTCAACAAATACCCAATAGTTTCTGCGAGGTTTCATTTTATAAAACCCTTAGTTCGACACAGCGAGGAATACGCGTGTCGTTAATAACCCAAAAGTGTCAATTAGAAGAGTTTTTGAGGTAGAATTAAGATTTCAGATTAATCAAAAATAATTGAGGTGATAAAAGTGAATTTGAAAACCTGCCTATTTTGTGGAGGAAAACCATTTAAACAAGAATATTCATGCAAAAAGAAAAACTATGTTCAATTCGTTTGCGAAGATTGCTTAAAGGGGTCTGATTTAAAGAGAACTGAAACTGAAGCGATTAAAGCATGGAATCAACGCGAGGAGTAAAACGATGAGTTATTTAACGGACTTGGTAGTGTCACAGCCGACCGCCAGAAAGCTGAAACAGGCAGGATTTTGTTTTCAGAATGTCTTTGCCGAATACCGGTTCAATCCGGAAGACGGCATCGGCTACATCGCCGAACGGACTTTGCCCCGGCGTAAAGGGTGGATCAGTACGGCGGCGGCGCCGATGACCGACGAGATCCTGGAAGTGCTGGGTTACGATACTTTTGTCTATCACCTGGCCGATCGGGAATTTCAGGCGCACAAAGGGGATCAGGTCGGACCGATCAGGGAAAACCGGCAGGAGGCCGCCGCCGAGTTATTGCTTAAAATCGGAAAGTCACTGGACAAAGCTTCGATGTGATGATAAAATTAGGATAATTAGGAAATTTAGGAAAAATAATGAATACCAACCCTGTAGCGGCCGCTTTGAGGATTTTTTTTCAGCCGGGAGACGTTTTTGAATTACGTCTGCTGGACGCTGAAACCAACGAATACCGGCGCGGTCATGTGGAAAGCGGATATTTCGACTACGACCACATCGACGCGGCGGCGGAAAGCGTGGACGCCGTGCGATTCTACCGCGGCGCTTATGTAACGGCAAACCCCTGCATTCCGGCCTTGCTGGCGCGATCGAGCAATCGCATCAAACAGGCCGAACGCGGCGTTTCCACTACCGACAACTATATCATCAGCCGCCGCTGGTTTCTGGTGGACTGCGATGCGGTGAGACCGAGCGGCATCAGCAGCGCCGATCCGGAACATGAGGCCGCGCGCGTGCGTGCGCAAACTATTAAAGACTATTTGAGCAACCGGGGCTGGCCATTGCCGCTGGTGTGCGATTCCGGCAACGGTGCTCAGCTGATGTACCGGATCGATTTACCGGCGGATGACGGCGGACTGCTGAAGCAATGTCTGGACAAACTGAGCAAGCAGTTTTCCGACAACGCGGTCAACATTGACCTGACGGTGTTCAATCCGTCGCGGATCTGGCGTTTGCCCGGAACCTGGAACCGCAAAGGCGACGATCTGCCGGAGCGTCCGCACCGGTTGGCCAAGCTGGCGGAAATCCCGGAAACATTGTCCGTGGTGGAGCGCAGATTGCTGGACGAACTGGCGGGATGTGTCATCAACGAGAGTCATGTCGGGACGATAGGAGCAAACGAAGTTTCAACTCACGCGCAACCGACAGTCCAGCCGCAGAGCGAACCGGACATCACTGCGATTGCCGGTCCGCCGCCACCGCCGAAAGAGTTATTTAACCTGGACGACTGGATCAGGCAATATTGTCCGGATCTGGGCGATGCGCAACCGTGGCAGGGCGGACGCAAATGGGTATTTGATATTTGTCCGTTCAACCCCGAACACACCAACCGGTCGGCGGTGATCACCGAGCAACCCGGCGGCGCGATCGGATTCAAGTGTCATCACAATGGCTGCAGCGGTCACAATTGGGCGGAACTGCGGGAGCTGAAAGAGGGTCCGAAGCTGGTGATACGCAACGTGGCGGTGGTAAGCATTCCCGAATCGGGAACACGTCAGCCGACGATTCCCGTTACGGGAAATCCCGGGGCGGAACCGGCCCCGAGAAAAAAGCTGATGGACAAGTTCAACCATCCGGATCCGGGGCCGTTGCCGAACGATCTGCTGGCGATTCCCGGGTTTGTGCATGACGTCATGCAGCACACGCTGTCAACCGCGCCGTATCCGAACCAGGTGCTGGCGTTCACCGGGGCACTGGCGCTGTTATCCTATTTATGCGGACGCAACATCCGCGACACCATGAACAACATGCCGAACTTGTACCTGATTGCATTGGCCAACAGCGGTACCGGGAAAGACCATCCGCGCAAGATCAATGTGGAAATTGCGTATCGGGCGGGACTGGCCGGGGGCATCGGGGATGCATTCGCATCCGGCGAAGGGATCGAGGACTGCATGTTCCTGTCGCAAAAAATGCTCTTTCAGACCGATGAAATCGACGGGTTGCTCAATTCCATCAACAAGGCCCGGGACGGTCGAAACGAAATGATCATGAACGTACTGCTCAAGATGTATTCGGCCGCCAACTCGATCTATCCGTTGCGGAAACGCGCCAGTCTGGGCAACGTTAAACGCAAGGAAGAAAATCCGGTCATCGACAAGCCGAGTCTGACGCTGTTCGGTACCGCCGTCCCGAAATATCTCTACGAATCGTTGAACGGGCGCATGCTGGACAATGGTTTTTTTGCCCGGTCGATCATTCTCGAGGCCGGGGACCGAGGCAAAGGGCAGAATGTAGAGCATCAAGAAATTCCCGACTTTATCATCGATCAGGCCAAGAAACTGGCGGAAGAGTTTTATGGGGCAGGAGAGGCCGACAGCGGCAATCTCTTCAGCGAACACCCGACGCCAAAGACTATCAACGCGACCGCGGCGGCCGGAAAGATTCTGGACGGCATTCGCGATCACGTCGATCAGGAATGGCAAAAACAGAGCAAGCGCGGCGATGAAACCGCAATGGCCATCTGGGCACGCGCATATGAAAAGACGCGCAAGCTGGCCATGCTCTACGCGGTCAGCGCCAATTGGGCGGAACCGGTAATCGATGAGGCGGCGGTTAATTGGGCATGGAAGTTCGTGGAATACCAGACCAAGCGCATGTTATTCATGGCCGAAAGCTATGTGGCGGACAATCCGTTTCATGCCGAATGCCTCAAAGCCAAGCGCCGGATTCAGGCCGCCGGCGGCAAGATCAGCCATATCCGGTTGCTGCGTCTGATGCACCTGAAATCCAACGATTTCGAATGCGTGATGAAATACATGGAAGAGGCCGGAGAAATCTGGGTGGACTATTCGACCGAGGACGGCAAGCCGGGAAAGGTGGGAAAATTATATGAACTCGCCCAATAGAATGCGTAACAGAATTGGTAACGAATGCGTAACAACGGTGTTACTAATTCGCCCGAAAATGTCCACGAATGTCCAGAAATTCTGTTCAATGAGTAACAAAAGTAACGAATTGGTAACAAGCTTTTGTTACGCATTAAAGGCCGTGAAATCAAATGGTTAAGTTAAAAGGTAACAAAAATACTACCTCTCCCTCTACTGTAAAAAATATGGGTGGTTGTGAGTCTATGTGCGAAATTGCGACCAATTCAATTTTAGAAACCAATTTGCAATATGTCTATCAATGCGCCGATGTCAACGCGGCAAAAGTAGTGGCGGTAACCCGCAATGCCGGAGACTTTGCCGAATATCGCGATCAGATGGTTTACGACCTGGTTAAGGCCATGCCCAGCTTTGACAGCCGTCGCGCCGCATTTAAAACATTTGCCGCATTGGTGATCAGCCAGTCAGCCAGCCGCATCATCCGTTGCTATATCAAGCGATCAATTGCCAGTCGATCAAAACTATATAATAGTTGAGGAGGTGGTCACATGGAATTCAATAACGAAGAAACATACAATCCGACGGCCGCCATGGAAGCAAAGATTGATTTCAAGAACGCTATTGCGCATCTTTCAAAACACGAGCAGAACATCTGCATGGCACTCGCCGAAGGTAAATCAGTATCCGCCGTTGCCGCAAGTATGCACCTGTCCCGGCGCAAGGTCAAAGACATCGTCGTCAAAGCACTGGGTAATGTCGCCCGGGAATATGGAATCGGCAAGAAGACCTCTCGGTGGACGTCACAAAGGAAGGAAGTTCGACATGGGTGAGACTTTGACAGCGTCATTGGACATTGTTGGACATGTCGCGCCATTAGGGCATGAAAGACGGCGGGGGTGTCGAAAATATCGACATGTTGTAAAATCCGACATGCGTGGGTCCTCCCGGACCGGGCATCGCGGCCCACTACCGGGGAAGTAGTCAAAATATCAAACACACTTTCTTTCAACACCAAAAAAAAAAATAAAGGAGTTTGAGCCGTGCCTAAAATTATAACGCTTCCGCTGTACGAAATTTTACCATATGAACATAATCCGCGCATAAACGATGCCGCGGTTGATGCAGTGGCAGAGAGCATTACGCAATTTAAATATCGAAATTTGATCAGCGTTGACGTCAATCATGTGATTATCAGTGGTCACACGCGATTAAAGGCGCTTCAAAAACTGGGCTGGCGCGAAGCTGATGTTCAGGTGATTGATGATCTGGATCCGGACCAAGTGCGAGCGCTGCGGATTGCCGACAATAAAACTGGCGAGCTGGCGGAATGGGACATGGAAAAACTTTTGGCCGAGTTGACCGATCTCCAGTCAAGCGGCTTTGATATTTCGACGCTTGCTTTTGATGACGCCGAGTTGACCCGGATTATGAATGGCGAAGCGCTGCAGACTGGACGAACCGAACCTGACGCCGTCCCGGCGGTTCCCGAGGTTTCGAACAGCCGGCGCGGCTGTGTGTACATGCTGGGCGCTCATCGCTTGATGTGCGGCGACGCCACCCAGGAAGCGGACATTGCGACTTTAATGTCGCGGCAACGCAGCATGGATCTGTGGTTAACCGACCCGCCTTACAACGTTGCTTACGAGGGCGGTACCGGCCTGACGATTCAGAACGACAACATGGACGACGCTGCGTTCGCCAGTTTTCTTGCCGCGGCATTTACCAACGCGGCGAAGACCATGAAACCGGGTGCGTCTTTTTATATATTCCACGCCGATTCCGAGGGTTACAACTTTCGTAACGCCTGCCGAGCCGCCGGGCTCCAGGTACGGCAATGTCTGGTGTGGAAAAAGGATTCGCTGGTCCTTGGCCGTCAGGATTACCAGTGGATTCATGAGCCCTGTTTGTACGGATGGAAGGATGGCGCCGCCCATTCCTGGTATTCCGATCGCTCGCAAACCACGGTGATGGAGTTCGCCAAACCGCATTGCAACGCCGACCATCCCACGATGAAACCGGTCGAGATGCTGGTTTATCTGCTGAAAAATTCCTCTCAACCGGGCGCGATGATCCTTGACACTTTTGGCGGATCCGGCAGCACTCTGATTGCCGCCGAGCAAACCAACCGCACTGCCTATCTGATGGAACTTGATCCGCGTTACTGTGACGTAATCCGTCGCCGCTGGGCTGAGTTCGTCCATGGCTCCGGTTGCGATTGGCAGAAATTAACCCCGGAGGTGAAAAATGAATGATCCTGGTTCGTCCTACAAATTGACCGCACTGGCTCCGTCCGATCTGGTGTTGCTGCTCCAGCGTTCCGGCAGTCGAACGGCCTCCATGGCGTTGCTTGAGCGCCAGTTTGCCGCCGGATTGCCTCGCAACCCCAACGGAACCGTTAACTTTTTTGAATACCTTGCTTATCTGTTGAAACCTCGATCATGATCAATCCGGCAACCTTAAAAATTCGCGAGATCATCACGCTGCTTAATACCGCATGCGGACGCGAGATTATTACCGCCACGGCCTTGCGTCGCGATCGCGATTCCGCCGGCTTAAAGATTGCCGGTGATGCTGCCGGAAAAACGGTCAATCTGTTTAAATATGCCGCGTGGCTGCTGGATCAACAATGTGCCGCGCCGGTACCGGTTGCGGCGACGGTGGCCGGTGGTTCCGGTTATGATCGCCATCGCGACCGTGCGGCGCAGCGCCAGTCCGAACAATCATTGTCCGGACGCGATATCGGACCGCTGCCCGATGTTGTCGACCAGGAGCGAAAGGATGCCTGCCGGTATAATTATCGCTTGTTCTGCGAGTCCTATTTCCCCGATCTGTTTGAATTGGAGTGGTCGCCCGATCATCTGAAGGCGATCGGCCGGATCGAGCAGTCGGTGTTGCGTGGCGGACTCTTTGCCTTGGCCATGCCGCGCGGATCCGGCAAAACCACCCTGGCGGAAATCGCCTGTCTGTGGGCGCTCAGTTATGGACACCGGTGTTTTATCGCGCTGATCGGCGCCACGGAAACGGCGGCGCAGGAAATGCTGGAGACGATCAAGTCGGCGCTGCGTGACAACGAACTGCTGGCCGCCGATTTCCCTGAAATCTGTTTTCCGATCGCCGCCATGGATGGGATTGCGAACCGCTGTGCCGGGCAACTCTGCCAGGGCAAACACACCCGCATGACCTGGACCGACAAAGAAATTATCCTGCCTACGGTTGAGGGCAGCCCGGCATCGGGTAAAATCGTTCGCGTTGCCGGTATTACCGGCCGGGTGCGCGGCATGAAGTGCCTGCCGCCGGGACAGGCGAAATCCGTCCGCCCCGATCTGGTGATTATCGACGACCCTCAGGATGACGAATCCGCCGCGTCGGTCGAGCAGAATCGCAAACGCATGCGCGTTCTCTCCGGCGCGGTCCTCGGTTTGGCCGGTCCGGGTAAAAAGATTTCCGGGGTCATGCCGTGCACGGTGATTCGCCCGGGTGACATGGCCGACCAGATCCTTGATCCGCAGCAATACCCCGACTGGAATGGCGAACGCTGCAAAATGCTGTATAAATTTCCCGATAACATGAAACTTTGGAATCGCTACTCCGAACTCCGTGACGAAAGCCTGCGGATGCATAAAGACATCCGGCTGGCCACTGCATTTTATCAGGACAACCGCGCGGCCATGGATGCCGGAGCTCACGTTTATTGGGCCGCGCGGTATGAATCCGACGAAATTTCCGCGCTGCAGAATGCGATGAATCTGTACTATCGCGACAAGGAAGCTTTTTTTGCCGAATACCAGAACGAGCCGCTGATCGATGACCCCGAGGCCGAGGAAAAATTAACCGTCGATATCCTAAAAACTCGCCTGAATGGTTTTGATCGCGCGGTAATTCCCGTGGAATCTACCCGGCTGACCATGTTTATCGACGTTCAGAAAAGACTTCTCTACTATGTGGTGATGGCCTGGTCTGAAAATTTCGATGGTGAAGTGGTTGACTATGGCGCGTGGCCGGATCAGAACCGGCGCTATTTTACCCTGAAAGATGCCAACCCCACCATGCAGAGCGCATTCCCGGCCATGGGATTCGAGGCCATGCTTTATGCGTCGCTGGATGCGCTGACCACGGATATGCTGTCCCGCGAATGGGCGCGGGAAGACGGCGCCATGCTTAAAATCGAGCGTTGCCTGATTGACTCTGCCTGGGGCGAGTCGACCGATACCGTTTATTATTTCTGCCGCCGGTCCAAGTTCGCCTCGCTCATCATCCCGTCCCAGGGTGTGGGGATCACCGCCGCCAAGAAGCCGATGACCCAGTACCGCAAACAACCGGGCGACCGCATCGGCCTGAACTGGATGATTCCCAACGTCCGCAGCAAACGTGTCATCCGTCATGTCCTTTACGACACCAACTACTGGAAGTCATTCGTTCGCCAGCGTATCCTTACCGCTGTCGGCGATCGTGGTGCCATTACCGTGTACGGTCGGGATCCCGATCGACATCGGTTGCTTTACGATCATTGGCTTTCGGAATATTCCCGCAAAACTGCCGGTGCCGGACGCACGCTGGATGAGTGGGCCTTGCGTCCCGGCTGTGAAAACCACTGGTGGGACGGCACGGTCGGCTGTGCGGTAGGCGCGTCGATCCAGGGCATTGTCTTCCGTCCGGTCGATCCGTCCGCCACCGAACAGTCTTCCGTTATGCCTGCCCGGTCGTCGCGTCCGGCTCCGGTGCGTCACACTGCCCGGACCGCCCATCGTCCGAATCGTTAAAACTATTGGCATGACAAATGCAGTGAAAAAAAAGTCAATAAATTTTAAAAATAAAGTTGATTTTCTTTTAATACATTGCATTTTTAACTAAATGTTACACCAATCTGGAGGCACTTTATGGATTGGTCATATCACAGCTTTGAATGTGGTTATGACTTTCTTGGCGGGTTTCAGTATTTGGACCATTGTGGAATGCTTATGTCTTGGGCCGAAAGCGAACTTTCTTATTTTGTAAATTCCATTGATGGTCAGAAAGCCCAAGCAGTCAAGGAACAACATGGTCTTAACGCCACAGTGTCAGCCAATAAATTTATTATTACCCAAAACGATCCTACTGATAAGGGTAATATTGTCTTAGGCGAGTTCAACCTTTGGCAAGAAAATTTTATAACTCAAATCGTACCGCGTAGTTTGGAAAAAGCCTATGTTAAGGTAAATTCAGTACATTTTGTCAATTCGGAAGATGATGTTTTTGAAATTACTAGAAAAATTCATAATCCGGTTTTTGATAAATTATCAGAAAAATTTGCAATGCCTAAGTTAATGCAAGATGTTATATTGCGGTTTAAGAGTGGAACTTCCGGTCTTAATTGTTGTGTACATGGAATTAGTTTTCAAGCCAAAACGGTGGATAATTCTTTTGCTTTCTTTGCAACAAAACGTCAAAATGATATGATTAAGGCATTGAACAAATATCAGGAAAGAATTTCTCGAAAAAAATATAATTTTGGTGTAATTTTGACAGTAGAAGCTTTTGAAACAGAGCCAATCTTTCCTAGAATAGAAAACAATTGGAACAAAGAATATTTTGCCGGCTTGTTTAACAAGGCATTAAAATCAACTGATACGATAAAAGCGGAGCTAAAAATATGAGCACGCAGTATATGACAACAGCAGAAGAAAATTATACTGCAACATTACATGGTTATTCGGTAAAAGATAAATCTGCCGATTACACATGGAATGATTCTTTTTCATCCTTGCCGAGTATTGAAAGAAAAAATTTACAGCAAAAGGTTCTCCGTAAATTTAAAGGCTTTTTTGACCATTTTGATGGCAATAATGCCGTTGTATATTTTGTGGTTGATGATGAACCGATTGAATATGCTGTTCCTGCTAACTTATTGAAAAAAAACAGAATTAATCGAGATGGGCAGCCATTTGAATATATAGAAATGGAAGTTTATGACAGTCAAAATAAAACTTGTCAAATGGTAACACAATATCGTCCATTATGTAGTGCTGAAGATTGCGATAGGCGTCCAATTGAATTTGACTCCGAAACTCGACAGCGATTAAATGATCTTTTGAAGAAAAATGATTCAATTTGATTTTTTTGCTTCTGGTATTGGCGAAACAACTGTTATTACTTTTCCAGATAATACGATTGGAGTTATTGATGCCTATCCAGCTGATGCACCTCACCAAATGGATGTTATAAATTTTATTGGGGGGAAAAAAGTTATTTTTGTTTGTCTTTCTCATCCTCATTATGACCATGCTCTTGATTTGATAAGAATTTTAAATCATTCTACTCCAAAATATTTCTGGCATACAGTTCCTTCTTCAGAGACTCTTTTTTATGCACTGTCGGAAATTGATGGCTTTCGCAGTGAAATGGAAAAATATCACGAAGATGTAAAGAAAAATCAAGTAAAGGCTCTGATTGATCTTTTCCATTTTGTCAAAAATAATAAATCATTTACTAATGAAAATATGTCTGATCGCTGGGCTGCGCAACAAATTGCTGGCGTCGAAATAAATTTTTTGGCGCCATCTTCGCAATCTCTTAATTCATTTGACAATAGTCTTCAAAAATACATACATACACCTAAAACAAGTTTCCCTAATCCCAATTTAATTTCATCGGTGTTGTCTTTTCAATATGGAGATTTTGTATTTATTCATGGTGGAGATACCGAGGCTCAACAGTGGGTAACAGCAAATGATCATTTGGTAAACCGCAAAATCCCTCTCGCCAGTTTATTCAAGATTCCCCATCATGGTGCTTGGAATTCATTATTTCGAGAAAAGGATGATCACGAGCCATTGTCAGATAAGAATTACATTAAATTATTTAGACCAAGAGCCAATTTGATTATATTCGGCAATCACGATCATCCGGAATTAAAGGTCTTTCAAAAGCTTTCA